GTACAAAAAATAAGAGGTCTATATGGGAAAAGGAAAAAGTAGCAGCGGAGTTAAAAGAGACCCAGCGATTAGTTACAATCATAAGATAGATAAATTAAAGAAGTATTGGAATCGTTGTCCTAAATTGCAAGAAAAAATTGCATTAGAGAAGTGGCTAAGTCAAGTAAAAAAGCCAAAGGTTGGATAATGACATCATATTCAGTAGCAAGAGATTTATTGATATTAATATGTATTTATTTGATAGTTATACCAAGGAGCGATAAATGAATGTCTTAAAGAAATTATTTCTCAAGCACAGTATGATAGAGCATCCGACTCCAATTATTAATCCGGAATTAGTGGAAAATTCATACGGCGAAGATGCAGACGGTAACAGAGGTATTCGGACGACAGAAATAGAAGATTTTGAAATTCTATCAGTTTATGATATGGAAGATAGCAGACTTATAGATTCGGGTATTTATTGGAGTTATGAAACCATTATTCGTGAAAAATTAAATTCAGTAGACTTATCGTATGATTCAGATAGTTATGGAGCGTATTAAACATGAACTTTTTAAACTGGTTTAAAAATTACTGCATTTGGCAGATTATTAGAGGGGTATTAAGTATTTTAATTATAGGAATTTTCTTATATTTTATTTTTAGATAACCAGGAGACTACATGAAAACTCTATATTTATTAGCAATAATAGGAATTATAGTTGTAACATTAATCATGGTCTCATCAGGATTTAAAATAACTACACTGGATAAAATCCCGATGAAAGATTTTAACAAAGCAATAATTATTATGATTAAATAGGAGATAAAATGACCCTATTGGTAAGAATAATTATAGCGGCAATTTTCGGAGTAGTAGGAGGATTAATAGGAAGTTATTTGCAAGGGTTTATAGGTAGAAGGAGATAAGATGAAAACATTTTTTAAACGATTATTCCAAAAGCATGTTAAATTTGAGACTCCTGCTGCCCGTATTTTAGTTGAACCAGAAGAAAACTACTATCGCACGACTACAAAATGTACAAACTGTGCCACAGAAATTAATTTAGTTATTAAAAAAGGTATTTATGCAAAGTATGCTATTCCAACAGTTAGATGTCCTAACTGTGGCTGCAAGAGTGACCGAGGAGAGAAATAATGGACATTAATGCTATAGGATTAGGAATTATTAAAGGAATTTTGGGCATGAAATTTGGTTGGCTTATTTTGATTGCAGTAGGAACACTTGTAGGATTTTCACTTATTAAAAATATTCTATCAGGTTCATTTAATGTAGCTAAATTTGCTGGAGGATTCAATATATTTACAGGGTCTGTTCAAGGTAAATTAATCTATTATGGATTAATTATCTTTGGATGTTTCGTTGCTTATAGTTTTATTATGCGACCAACAACCAGCTTTGATACTGACTATAAGAACACTATCCATCATAATCAAGATGTGATGATTGACCAACGAGTAGGTAATTCTGAAGGATGCGATGTTAATTTATTCTTTGGATTGATTAAATTAGGATGTAAGCAACAGCCTATAACTAAGACTGTAATTGTTACAGATGATTCATCTAAAGTAGTAGAAACGCCAAATTCCATAACAAAGACACAGCCTTCTGGAAATAAAGGTGTAGTTACAAAAGGAAAGAAATAATGGACAAGACTATTGTTGCTATAGTAATTTTAGTTGCAGTTATGATAGGGTTGTCATATTTAGCTTGCTATTTTATGATACAAGCGATTGCTCAAGCTCTAGCAGATACAGCACGTATTTTAACTTTAGGATATTAAAATGAATCAATTGCCAACTCCAAATCATCCTTACGGGTATCCGAGTTCTCAACTTGCAGAGATACTTAAAGAATTGAAGATTTCTAAACAGAAATTTGAAAAAGCATTTGGAGTGAATACGTGTTCTATGAGCGAAACAGGGGAAACGATTTATTATCCTTGTGATGTAGAAAGAGCACTATATAAGTTAGGGCATAAGTTGGGCATTAATAATATGTGGGATTAAAGGAGACAATATGATTCTTATTAATTTGCATTTAGGATTGTTTAAGTTTATTAAAAGAGAATTTCCTAAGTTGAAAACATTTACTCAACGTAAGAATTTTATTATTAGTATTAGTAAAGCATACGTAACAGAGTTACTGCGAGTCTATAAGCAGGCATTTTTAAATTTAGACCCACTATATAGGCAGCAAAAGAAGCACTATACAGAGCAAATGAAACTTAAAGCTAATTTTCAAACAGCATTAAAAATGTTGAAATACATTGATGCACAAATGGCAAAAATGGGAAAGAATCGTCAGACTCGTAGAGCATTTTGGAGAGATTTTTTTAAGGATGGAGATATTAGAACAGATGTATTTGAGCAGTTGGAGAAGGAGATAAAATAATGCCCTATATTAAAGCTGATGATGGTCGCAGACAAGCATTAAGAGAAGGAGATACTGCTTTAGTAGCAGGAGAGCTTAACTATCAAATTTTTTATTACGTGAAGCATAATGATGTAAAACCAGAAACATTTCATATTGATATTATTAAAGGATTTGTCGACCATTTTTTAGGTGTAAAGCCCAATTATCAAGCATACAATGACATGACTGGTGCATTGATTCGTTGCTATTCAGAAGTACAGCGAAGATTGAATATTGATGCTGATTACTTGCTTGATTTATGTGCAAGTTATAACGATATTATTAATGCTTATGAGGATGTCAAGATAGGTGAGAACGGAGATGTGGAATAATGGACGCCTTTCATGCTATATGTATTTTTAATCTCATTGTCATTATAGGATTGATTGTTGGAGTCATTTTACTAACTATCTATCATCCATGATTAAATTCATACTTGTTTTTGTGCTAGGAACTATCGAAACATTTCTCTATACTGCGTGGTGTCTTAGCGCCAATAGAAAACAAGTATATCGTTCGTCAATTCTTATGTTCATCTATATGGTACTTTATTTGGGACTTATTGCATTTGCAATTAAAGATACTAATACAATTGGCTTAATTATTACTTATGCGTTAAGTTGTGGATTGGGCAATTACTTGGAGCTTTTATGGGAAAAAAGATAAAGAAAGAAGATAAGATTAAATTGATTGATATTAAGACTCTTCGCTTTGCGCCAGAAGTCGAAGTCGAACTTCCTGCTAAAGCGGATGCTCAAAAGCTAATTGCACGTGGACGAACACTCAAAGGATGGGAAATTAAGTGCGATGGTTCTTTAAAGAATGGTATCGAATTATCTCCAGAAAATAAGAATCATCTTTATTATAATGAAGAATCACTTACACAGATTAAAGAAGTCTTGGCATTGGTAAAGGTGCATAAGGGATATATTGATAAGAAAACATGCGGTCTTCATATTCACGTTAATGTTAGTAAATTGACAGATAAGCAAATTCTTACCATTATTAAAGAGTGGGTACATAGACAACGCTATATAGTAAAGCGATTTAAGATTCATCCAGAACGATTAGAGCATACGTGTCAGTTGCTTCCAAAAGTCGAAGTACATAAATTGACCGAGAAACAGATTCATCAGTTTAGAAATAATAGCTCTTATTCATTTAATTGCTATAGTTATATTGAAAATAAGTATTATTCTTTAAATGTTAATCACTTGCCTAAGAATAATTATCAAACTATTGAGTTTAGATTGTTTAGTGGTACTTTGAGTTTTAAAGAGATTAAGTCAGCCGTTTATTTTGTATTAACTTTTATGCGCGACTCGTTGGAGAGAGAATAATGAAAACAGTACGAAATTATAATAAACTTGTTACCGAACTCATTAATCTTAATCTGCCTTATCGATTAGAGATTATGGGTTACGTTACATATGATGAAAAGATTTATCCTATGTTAGCTTTGAAGTATACTTCTAAGATGGCAAAGAAGACAGTGATTATTACTGCTGGTCAGCATGGAGATGAGCCTTTTGGAGTTACCACATTGATTAAATGGTTAAAGCAACCGATTATGTTTCCAGAATTTAATTATTACATCTTTCCGATTGTAAATCCATTTGGATATGAAAAGAATTATCGCGACAATGGGAATAGACAAGATACTAATAACGATGCAAATTTTGTAAAAGATTCTAAAGTACCTGAATTATCTATTTTATATGACCAATTTCCACAGACAGCAGATTTGATATTAGACATTCACGGAGATACAGGAAAAGAGCAAATCTATGCTTATGAACATAAATCAGAATCGTTGCCATCGATAGCCACTTTAGCATTAGCAGAAATTGATGCAATCATTCCTTATTTAAGAGCTAAAACGATTTATAAAATTAAAGTACGACAGGGAGTGATTATTCCTCCGAAATGGGATGTAGGAATCGAAGGCTTTATGGAAAAATTGGGGGTATCATATACGATTACAATAGAATTGCCAGGGAAGTTTGACGGACAGAAAAGAGCAGAAGGCGGAGTAACCGCAATTAATTCTATTTTAAAGAATTTTAAAGAAGCCGTTTGTAAGGAGAAAGAATGAGAGAAGTAATGAAATGTGAAAGTTGTGAACATCCAATACATATCAATTTTAAATGTGATATGTGCGGAAATGCTCCCTGTTTTTTGCATCTATCTGTTTTTGATACCGATTATGATTTTTGTAACTGGAAATGTCTGCTTAAATTTATAGTTGCAGAGCTAAGAAAGGAATCAGGAAATGATTAAACAGATTGTTAAGATTATTATTGCAGTTGTGCTGACGTGTACTGTTGGTACTATCGCAAATCAGTATTTGAATATTCGATTGTTCAGCTTAGAAGGCAAAGTATATCAAACTCTGATTCAAAGAGATATAAATCATAGAATAGATATTGATGAATTAAAGCAAAATCAATCTCTAATTTTTGATGCTATTAATTTCATGGTCGAACAACCGACCATTAATTTACGTCATATATTAAGAGGAAGTGTAATTGTTTTTGGATTACGAGGTCTAGGGTCTGGTACTGTGATTAATGTGAATCAAGGAGAGACTTATATATTAACTTGTGCTCATGTTATTGCAGATGTAGTAGAAGCTAATTTAACAGAAAAATCAAAAGTAGCGTATATTCCTTTTGTTGGATATATTCAAGATGATGAGAAAGGATATCAAATTGTTGATGTTCGTTATGGAGCGGATATTGTGAAATACGATGCAGTAAATGATATGGCATTATTAAAGATTTATTTTATCGATTCTAATTTTGATGTTATTGGTATTGCAAACGAGGCACCCAAGCAAGGAGATACGGTCTATTCTGTAGGAAATCCTATGGGAGTTCTTCGTACTCTCTCAAAAGGAATTCTAAGCAATCATAAAGAAGGATTTTATTTTTCTGATAATACCACTACGTTTGGCAATTCAGGCGGTGGTCTATACAATGAAAATGGTGAATTGATTGGTATTCCGTCAAATGTTATGGGCTATAGTTTCTTTGGAATTCCAGAATCGAGTTTAGGATTGTCTATTGATTTGTATCGAATTAAAGAATTCTTACGTGGAGAACTTTAATGCTCGAAAGTAAAAGACTGAAATACACTACCTACACAGCCGGCGCAATAGAGGCAGTCTCCTCTACTGAAATGAAAGGCTGGAGAGCAGAGATTCGTGAGAAGTTAGCGAGTCCTGACTTGGGAGTGTATGACCCTGTGGAGCAAGAATCGAATAAAGTAGGTAAAGAATCTGGTAAGCAAGTTGAGTATATTACGGGATTAAAGCAGGGTGGATATTGGGATAAGTTTAATGCAGAGATGGAGAAGATATGGTGGGGTAATATAGATACAAAGAAACTCGATAGAATACGATTATTGATTTATCTATATGAGAAAGCTCGATTAGAAGGCAATTACATTACAGACTTTAAGTTTTGGGGAGATTATGAAGCGGTAGTACGGTCAGATTTTATCATTACATATCTTCCTAAAGATATAAAGACAGTTGGAACATTGCTTGAAGTGCATATTTGTTATTTGTTCGGAATCCCTGTGTATTTGATTCTGCCAGACCAATCGAAGACCGATACTAATTCAACTTTGATTGATGTGGTAATGAAATCTGGTGGACAAATTTTTTATAGTATTAATGAAGCGTGTACATTTATTAGAGAAAAATATAAACTTGCTATCGTAGACGAGGAGAAAAAGTAATGGAATTAAGATACAGATATAATATATTAGATAAAGTCCATGAATATCAAATAAACAATGATCATGATTATTTTAATCAATGGGTGTGGTATTATTTAGGTCAGAAAATAAAAGCTAAGACAAATGAATCGTTTTTACCATATTTGTATTGTCCTACAAAAATTCTCGTACAAGAAAGTAATAGAATAAATTTACATGCAGCACAAGTTGCAGAAATCATAGTAAAAGCAATTAGGAAACATAGAAAATTAAGGAGAAAATAATGCGTCAATTCGATACAGGAGCTACAAGAGATTCCGATACTACAAAGAATGATTACGAGGGCTTTCTTTCTCCTGCTGTTTTAGAACGCTACGGGAATTATATGACTAAGCATCGCTTGCAAGCAGATGGTAAATTGCGCGATTCCGATAATTGGCAAAAAGGGATTCCCAAAGACGTATATCTTAAATCTCTTTGGAGGCATTTCTTAGATATATGGTTTCTTCATCGTGGATATAAAAGATTTGATAAGCAACGTAATGAAGAGATTACAATAGACGAAGCTATATGTGCTATGCTATTTAATTTAATGGGGTATCTTTACGAAGTATTGAAAGAGAAGAGTAATGAATAGATTAAGATGTTTTTTTGAAAATTTAGTCGGAGATGCTATCGCTTTAACAGTCCCATTTCTTTTATGGGTTGCTCAATTTATGTACAAAGAGGAGAAGTAAAATGCAAGATAAACTTTATATTGCGTGTGTAATATTTTTTGTGATTGATTTGATGCTTGTAGGAACTACCTCAATCTGTGTTATGCTTTTAGTTAGAAAGATTATGCTAGGAAAAGTAGAATTCAAAATTGGGCACTATACAAAGAGATTCGACAGAGATTACATCGAGAAGGGCGTATAAGTTTGCCCGCAGACAGTACATTGTGTTATACTTTAAGTAGAAGCTATAAAAAGGAGCATAAATGAAATACGCACGTAATGCAGAGTATTTTTCTTCTCCCGAAGGGTTGAATTCTCTAGTAGAAGATTACAAAGATATTTTTGACCAAATCGATGATTATGGGCAGCAACTACTTCAAGGAATAGTGTCCACATCGGATTCATACAAGGAAATTTTGAACTTTATGACGGGTGCTTACACAAGTTTAGAGCCAGTGTATTCTTTAGCAGAGGCGTATAAGTTGAATGAAGAATTAAAGAATTATGTAGCTTTGAAAAGAGAAGCGGAAGCAAAAGGAGAAAAGGTTGTAGCTGCTAATCTCGATAAAGAGAGTAGTCTTTCAGTTGCTAACGAGCGAAGAATACGCAACGTGCTTGAGGGATATGTGCTTGCGACAGAGAAGTGTATAGTAACATGTCAGACACAACTTAGACGATTGCAGGAAGATAGTAAGTTTAAACCAGTAGAGGAAGCATAATGACTTTGCATAACATTTTAAAAGAGGTTATTACGAGAGCAACTATCGGTTATCCTCCTACAGACCATAGAGATGAGAAAAGAACAATTAAAGAAGCTATTGCAAAAATAAAGGTTTTAAAACAATGGAAAGATTAATACTTATAGATGGTGGGGCAATTCAGTTTAGAGCAATATTTGCTTATAGAAATAATCCTAATATCCCAGTAACGTATACTTATTTGAGAATGTTAGTTGGTTATTTTAAAAAGCTAAATTTGACTTTAAATGATATGATAATTCTTGCTCTAGATTATGGAAGTTGGCGCAAGCAAGTTGATAGAACATATAAAGCACAACGTAAAGATTTTCGTGAGAGTAAAGAAGATAAGTCATGGTGGGATGAAAGATATAAAGAGTTTAATGATTTGTATGAGAAAATGAAGATTAGTTTTCCCATTAATTTTATTAAACTCTATAATTGTGAAGCAGACGATATTATATCTGTTTCATGTAGACAGTTTCCCAAGAAAGAAATTATTATCATTTCGCATGATAGAGATTTAGAACAGCTTTGTCAGTTTGAGAATGTAAAGATATGGTCTCCTATAACTAAGAAGTTTAAAGAAGTAAAGAATCCTATGAAAGTATTACTTGAGAAGATTCAAGGAGATGTATCTGATAATCTCTTAGAGAAGCCGTCGTCAGAAGCAGAATTTGATAAGCGTCGCAAGATAGTAGACTTAATTAATCCTTTGCCTGATAATATCGAATTGTTGATTAAAGAAGCCTTGAGTAAAGTCGCTCCACGAAATTTATATTTGCACAAAGTGCCCTATCGTACAGTAAGAGATGAATTAGAAAAACTTTATAAAAAGAAATGAAAAAATATATCTTAATTCTCTTTGCTTTACTATTAATAAGTGGATGTAAGACATGTTGCACGTGGCATTTTATTCGAATATGGGTTTCCCCGCGAGTTGAAAATAATGTTCAAGTAACGCCTGGAAAATATAATTATGTTAAAGTTTGCGACAAGTATTGCGATGAGGAGAAGAAATGAAAGTAATTAAGAAAGATATTTCACAGAAGTGTTGGGTATGCCATGGGAAGAAATGTAAAGTATGTCATTATACTGGAGTTTGGAAAGAACGTATTTATCATATGATTGTCAAAGATAAGAATGGTAAAGAATACTGCTATGACATGGACACTATAAAGTAAGGAGAGAAAATGGTAGAACGTACCGAATTTAAGAGCAAGCCAGTGTTGATTTTGAAGCGTACCGAAGATGATAAGTATCCTTTCTCATTTGGTATGGGTAAAGCGAAGTTGATTGTCGAGAATTACGAAGCAATTCAAGCATTTGTTAAGGAGAATTCAAGTGAAAAATAAAGCGCGAATAGTGAGAACTTCTAAAGCATATATTTATTTAGAAGTAACAATCGGAAAGACTAAGGTTTATTTTGAAATTTGCCCGATAGGTAGTGCTAAAGAGCATGTATTTGCTTTGAGTGAGTATTTTCAAGTTAATTTATCTAAATAGGGGAATAATTAAATGTCTTGGGAAGAAAATTTCGGGTCAATGTTATGGGAAACTGAATCTAATCGGAGGAATCAAATGTCAACGGAAATAGCAAAAGGTAAGATTAAGGCTAAGGCAGGTAATGGCAACGGATTTCTTATTGATGGGGTAGAAGGTTGGTTTAATGCAAGTGCACAAGTAGTACCTTATCTCGCGAAGATGAATAAGGGAGATGAAGTTGAAGTATCATATTTTAAGAAGGGTGTGAAGAAGGAAGTAACAATGTTGAAGAAAGTTGGTGCAACTCAGGAAGCTCCTAAAGCAGAAGTAGCGAAAGAGGAAGCGAAGACAGCAGAACCTAAGAAGACATATGGCGGTTCTTCTTATAATAATCCTGAACGTGATGCACAGATTCGTAGAGGTAATGCGTTAAACGCAGCCGGGGCAGCTATTTCTGGTAATTTCGCTGGAAATGACCCAGATACTTTAGCAGAAGCGTTGTTAATTGTTGCTCAGAAAGCACTCGATTGGTTAGAGACCGAATAATATATCGCTAAGAGGCATATACATGATAAGTATTGAAAAACTCTTTGAATATTTGGGAGAAAAACTTCCAGATTTTACAAAGACAACTAAACAGAGTAAATTTCTGTTTACGTGTCCCAATACAGCAGGACATAAATGGAAGGGAGCAACGGCGACGTTTATCCCTGGTTCCGATAAAATCACATGTTTGACATGTGGATTTAGAGGGAACATTTATGATGTGATTCGTTTGGTTGAAAAGAAACCGAAAATGACTAACGAAGAAGTAATTTCTTTTCTGACGAATGAATTGCAAGTAGATGCTTATCCAGAATTAGAAGTCTATAAGAGCAGAAACTGGTCGTTAGTTCCAGTTGCTAAGAATGGTAAAGCACCTATCGAAAAAGAGTGGACAGATAAAACTCATATAGAAAAAGCAGAATGGGTTAATTGGTTAGAACAAGGCTTTAATATTGGACTTAGAACAGGGGAAGTAAGTGATGTTACTGTAATCGATGTTGATTTAAAAGGAACACAATCAGAAGAATTTGAAGCGTTCTATCAAGAATTAATTGCAACAAAAACTCTCGTTCAGAATAGTCCGCATGGTAAGCACTTTATTTTTAAGTATGATAAAACATTAGAGCAAACAGTTCGTCTTGGTGGTTTGACTATTGATACACGAAACGACGGAGGACAAATTTTAATCGCTCCGAGTAAGATTAATAACGCTTCTTATTCGTGGATAAATGTAGAAGATGAGATTAAGATTATCCCCGAAGATATTAAAGCGAAGTTATTGTTATTGATGAAGACAGTTGCAACTACTAAGACAGAAATGTCCGCAGAAATGACGCAAGTTGCAGAGCAAGTGAAGACAATCGGAGAAGGTGGGAGAAACGGTCTCTTGACTTCACTTGGAGGATTACTTATTAATCATTTAAATGCTTCTCAAGTTGAATTAGTCTTGAGCATGATTAATAATAAGTTTATGAATCCTCCTTTGCCTGCTTTTGAAATTAAAGGCATGCTTGGAAGTTTAACAGGATATAAAGAGACAGAAGAGCAGACGCAAGAAAAGGCTATATATGATTGCTGTCAGTTGATTCAGTCAGATATTTCTGCAAAAGATATTATGGAGCATACAGGAGTTAAAAGAGCAATAGCAGATAAATATCTAGCAAAGTTTCACAAAGAGGGTAAATTAGCTCGTAAAGGAAGAGGGCGTTATGATTTAAAAGCAAAAGTCGAATGGACAGACGAAGTACAAGCAACTGCTCCAGAATGTGAATATAACATTCCGTATTTTGATGACCTCGCATATTTTCATAGCGGAGATATTATTCTTATTGGTGGTAAAACAGGAGAAGGCAAGACTCACATAGCTATGAATTTTGTCAAGCAATTTAAAGCGCAAGGTATCAAACCATTTTATATTTCCTTAGAGTCTGGTTCTCGACATGAAAAAGTTGCAACTCAATTAGGATTAAGTCAGAAAGATTATTATGTTTCTAAAGAAGCAATTGATAATCCTCTTCAGATGGAAATAGAAGCAAATTCGGTAACTATTATTGACTGGTTATATACTGGAGAAGATTTTGCAGCAACACAGTCTATCTTTAAGCATTTGAGTGATGAAATGAAGCGTAAGGGTGGTATTCTTATAGTCTTTACGCAGTTGAAAGAGTCATACGATTGGTTTGCAGTTAATTTGATTAAATCATTCGCACGTTTTGCAGCGCGATTTATTTATGACGATACAGATGGCATTGCATCTCATTTTGACGTATGTAAAATTACTGACCCAAAAGGTCATTATTCTACAGCAATTGTCAGTACAGAATTTAACTTCGAAACCAAAGAACTTAAAAAGAAGCTAAATCTCTAATGAGAAAATGTCAATTCTGTAAATCATATTGTATTTTACGCGGACATGCCGGGCATAGATTCTGTCGAAAGCATCATCGTTTTGACAGATATTATTGGAACTATGCTAAGTTTTGTCCAGATTATGAATTTGATATTATTCATTTTATTTATGCAACATTAGGATTGTTACGATGAAAATTAAGATTAAAATTCCTTATGAAGAATGTGTTAAAACAAAAGCTGGAATAAATGAATATGTTTATAAGGAATTAGATAAAATATTTGATAAACAAATAGTAGATATAATAGATACGAATTGGTTTTTAGAAGATAGCCACAATGGAGTTATTTTTTGTATAGAGATAGAATTCCCGTTACAACACGAATGGAATTTCTAATGAAAACTAGCAGAGAACAAGGCAAAACACTTGAAGAATATGTAGCGCAGAGATTGCGTTATGTCTTAGCAGATGAATCTATTCAACCTACAAAGGCATCTGGAGCTTCTACTCAATTAGGAGATATTCTTTGTAAGTATTTTTTAGTTGAATGTAAGCAAAGAAGTACAAAAAACATCACCATAAAAGAAGATGTTTGGAATAAGTTGTGTGCCGAATTACCCATAGATAGTAAGCGAGTTCCGATGTATGTGTTAGAGAATATTAACAAGAAGCGATGGGTCTGCTTTGACTTTGATGACTTTATTCGCATACTGAAAAAGGTGCAAAATGACTTATAAAGCAAAAGCAGGAGATATTTTTCTTTGTGATTCGCCCCGATTTGCTGCTACTATGGTTAAATTCTTAATGCAAGCTCCGACGATTTGGCAATGGCTTTATCGAGCGATTCGTCATACTCAGCAACCAGTAAGATTTTATCATGCAGGGATGATACTTGGCGATAGTGTGCTTATTGAACAGCAATCTAAAGTTCAATATGGAGAAACACAGAAGATTCTGAATAGAAAAGTAGTTGTATATCGTAAGAAAGATTTAACAGCAGAACAAGAAACTACGATTACTATGCGTGCAATTTCTGATTTAGGTCAAGGTTATGGACTTGTATTAGTAATAGCAAAGACTCTTACATGGTTGACAGGTCTTACGTTTTTCGTCAATGTCTTTGGAGCATTAGATAGAAAGCATGAAATATGTATTAATCGTGTTTGCAAGTGGTATAATCATATTTGCGATTTCGGGTCAAAGAAGTATTTTGTAGATAATACTAAATCTGTAGATGAATATTGTCAGTCTCATCCCGAAGAGTGGGAAGTTGTTTATCAGAACGGAGTATAATAATGCCACGTGGAAGACCTAAGAAGAAATTAACAGATAAATTAGTAGAATCTCGTAAAGATGATTCTGTTATGGAAGATAAGAAAATGGATTTAATTCCTAATCCCGGTCAAAATCGAAAAGAAGCAGAACCGCCAGAGAGAATAGATACTAAAGAATTTACAGAACGTAAAGCAAAGCTCGAAGCAGTATTGCGTGAAATTAATAAAGTAATTCCCGGTTCAGTTAATTATGCCAATACTATCGAAGCGCGTGAACGACTGTCATTTGGATATAAGTGCTTAGATGATATTACTGGCGGTGGTATTGTTTATGGTAATACTACTACGATTTGGGGAAGTAAAGGTTGCGGCAAGTCTACAATCGCATATAAGTTACTTGCGACAGCACAAAAGAATCACAAAATAGCAGCATATTTAGATGTAGAGCGTTCTTATGATGCTACATGGGCTAAGAAGTTTGGTGTAGATACAGAATCGCTTGTTTATGTTGCTTGCAAGACAGCAGAAGAAGTGCTCGATACAGTTATTAAACTCTGCAAGTCTTCTGTAGTAGATGTTATTGTCTTAGATTCAATTCAAGGTCTTTCTCCGCATGGTGAGCAGTATGAAGGCAAGGGAGAGAAAGATAAGTCAGTACAGAATGATACGATGGCTTTGTTAGCAAGAAAGTTGTCTCAGTTCTTTAGAATGGCAACGCCTTATATTTCAGATGCCAAATGTGCTTTAGTTTTAATTGGACAGGCTAGAATGGACTTAGGGTCGTTTATAAAGATGGAAACTTTAAGTGGCGGGCATGCTCTGATGCACAATAGTCGTCTTATATTGAGACTTCGTAGAGGACAGAAAGCAGATGCTCCTACAGAGAAAGTTAAGAATGAAGATGGAAAAACAGAGAATGTACAAATAGGATTTGATTTATGTATTAAAGTAGATAAATCTCAGATTCAGAATTGTATTGAAGGAACTGAGATTCATGTGCCATTTCTTTATACGGACGGGATTCAATAATGAAAATCTTTATACTTGAAGATTCTCAAGAGCGTATTAAATTCTTTAAAGATAAATTAATGAAGCATGAGTTATTTATCTTTGAACATGTTCACGAAGCAGAAATATTTATTCAGAATAACGAAGTGGATATGATGTTTCTTGACCATGACCTCGAAGGATTTCATCATATTCCATCAGAGTTACCAATTTCTGGATATGAATTTGTTAAATTTATTGTGGAAAAAGGACTAGCGAAAAATGCAACAATCATTATTCATAGCATGGACGTTCCCGGTTCTGCGAACATGTATCATCTATTGAATAATAATGGATACAAATCCACTCGTATTCCGTTTTGTTATTTAAAGTTTGAGGAGTAAATAATGTGTAACGAATATTTTTTCGGAGTATGTTTGGTTTGTAATAAATGGAAAGCTTTAAAAGACGGTATCTGTACTTGGTGCGTCGAAGATAGCGTTCCAGTACCTGATTTTATTCAAGAACTGTTTAAAGACAAGAAGAAAGGACATAAAAAATGTTAGCGTTACCTTTAGTTAATATCGCCAATAACGGCAAAGACGTTATTCTCTTTTCTCGATATGGGAGAGAATTACGAATAACGAAAGATGCTACATTTCTGCCTTATTTCTTCGAGCCATCTGCGAAGGGGATTTTTATTACGATAGATGGTAAGAAGGTGAATAAGGTTTTTTGTCGGAAACCTTCAGAAGTTAAGCAGAAAAGAACTGAATTTAGCTATGAAGCTGATATTTTGTTCACTAAGAGATATATAATTGACAAAATAAGCGAATTCAGACCTGCCGAATTGAAGTATTCTTTTGTAGACATCGAAGTTATTACGAAAGAACTGCCTTCTCATTTAAATCCTATTCATCCCGTATCGTGTATTTCCTGTTCTAATTCTTATACAGATGAGATTAAGACTTTCTTTTTGAAAGATTATCATATTCAAATAGATACTGATTTAGAAACAAAAGAAAAACAATTGTTAAATGAATTTGTAGAATGGACTCGCAAAGAGCAATTCGATATGATTTTAGGGTGGAACTTTATCGCATTTGATTATGTATATCTATCAGCAAGATATAAGTTTTTATTTGGAGTAGAATTAGCAGATATGTTAAGTCCTCTGAATCAAAATAGATGGCTTAGTAAATCAAAAGTTGATATGCAAGAAATTCTTGCTCCAGTCGGATTGAGTATTATCGATTATTTAGACTTCTTTAAGAAAGTTTATCGTACAGAATCTTCATATGCGTTAGATTCAATCGCTCAGAAGTATTTGAATGAGGAATCGATTGGTAAGTTTGATTTTAGTAAGTTGACAGAAGAAATCAAAGCAAAGAATATTAAAGATGTACAGAGAATGATTGCTTTAGATAAGAAGTTAAAACTCATTGCTTATTATGATGAAATTCGCAGAATGGGTAAATGTCTATGGGAAGATTTAACGTGGTATTCTAAAGTGCTTGATGTTATGTTATTATCAGAGGCAAAGCAAAAAGGCCTTATTCTTCCCTCAAAGAGATATAGCGAAGATATTATTGATGAGCCAGGCTTCGAAGGTGCCTATCGTAGATGCGAAACTGGGAGATTTGAAGGTTTATGGAAGGTTGATTTATCGAGTGCGTACCCGGCAAGCATTATAAATTTCTGTCTTGATATTGCGAATCTAACAAATATTACAACAGAACAAAAGATTGATATTACAGATAGAGAAACAAATGAAATTAAGCAGACTATTTATGTAAAGCAAAATTTTAATGCAGTTCTACCAACATTAGCAAGAAAACTTGTCGCAAAAAAGGATACATTAAAGCGACAATTAAAAGCATTAGACCCAGAATCAGAAGAAGCCAAAGACTTGCAAATTAAGTATGATGCTACCAAAGCATTGGTCAATTCTTTGTTTGGAGTCTGTGGATTGAAAGTCTTTCGTTTGTTTGATTATCGTATAGCTTCTGCCATTACATCAATTGTACGAGATTTGTTGCATTATGTAGAAGATAAAGTACAGACTCTTGGGATGAAAGTTATTTATCTTGATACAGACTCTTTCTTTATTGATGCAAAAGAGAATCCAACTGAGCTATTGAATAGTCTCATTAAACAATGGGCGAAAGAGAAATACAATAAAGATTCAATAGATATTGAATTCGATTGTGAGGGTCGATTCTCTACACTTTTAGTGATTGCTCTTTGTCATTATGTGGGGGATTTAGAAACAAAGAAAGGCGTGAAGAGAGAGATAAAGGGTGTAGAAGCAAAGCGCAAAGATAGTTCTGTATTTATGAAGAAGTTTCAAGAAGAATTAATCGATATGATTTTGAAAAATAAATCACGTGAAGCGATTGAGACATTTATTGCTTCACAAAAAGAAGCGATTAAACAAGCTCCTTTAGTTGAAATAGGTTTTCCTTGCAAGGTCAATAATGAGAAAGTTTATAAGAGTCCTCCAATCTTTCAGAGAGCATTAGAATATACAAAAGAATTAGTTCCGACTTTTGATAAAGTCTCCGGAGATTCTTTCTATTATATTTATGTAGACTCATTCGGGTCTGCTACTCGTAAATCTAGTCGTATGTGGAAGAATAAAGATACTGGAGTTAAAGAATTACAGAAATCAGAAACCGAAGTTGATAAAGATGTTCTAGCATTTGATGCAGAAAGCTATTCTCATGTTAAGAATGTAAATTGGAACGAAATGCTGCGTAGAACTATTAATGAAAAAGTAGAGCATATTTTTGAAGCTCTAAAATGGAATGTAGAACCTTCGAAGAAAGTCCTAGAAGATAGCCCCTTTCTTACAGGAAAGAAACGTGGAGAAGCAATAAAAAAGAACACAGTTAAGAAAGAAATACTCGAAGAAGTTAAATGTCTACTCCCAATAAATGTCTTGCCGAAAGTAGACATTTCGAAGGAAGAGACATTTAATATTTCTCATTCATTTAAGACAAAAGCAGAGATAACGGATAGAACAATTATGGTAGCAGAAGCATTTGGGTTAGGGATTGATGATGAGAAGTCATTTACTATTTATGACAATGTAGAACTAAAAGTAAAAACAGGAGATATTATTTATATTACTGGAGATTCTGGGAGTGGAAAGAGTTGGATATTAAATAATGTATTTGCAAAGATGCCAAACGCGATTTCTATTAATGATTTAAAAATAGATGATAATGAAGTAGTAGTAGAAGGAGTAGGAAAGAATTTGAATGATGCGTTAATGAAATTGAATATCGCCGGTTTGGGAGATGCGTTTTTGTATCTGCGTAAATATTCTCAGCTTTCAGATGGACAGAAATATCGTTATCGTATTGCGAAATTTATCGACCATGAAGAAAAAGCTATTTGGATACTTGACGAATTCTGTGCAACACTTGATAGAACTACAGCGAAAATTGTCGCAACTAATTTGCATAAGATAGCAAGAAAGTTGTCTAAAACCGTAGTAGTAGCTACGACGCATACGGATTTGCTCGAAGAAATAAAACCGACAGTGCATATCGTCAAGGGGTACGAATCTGATATAGTAATAAATTACTATAATCATAGTAATTGGGAAAATACTAAATTATCATTCTTTAAAGAAATGAAAGTCGAAGTTGGTGAGAAAGCAGATTATGAGAGACTAAAGAAGTTTCATTATAGACAAGCTGCTTTAGGTGCTTTGAAAAAAGTCTATAAATGTACATATCAACATGAAGTAGTAGGAGTAATCGTTGTCTGCTATCCTCATTTAGCACTCAAGGGGAGAAATGTTGCATTGAAGAATACTCTTGCCAAGATGACGAAAGAGAATTGTGAAATATTGAATAGAGATTTTGATTATCTTGCGCGAGTTATTATTCTCCCCAAGTTTAGAGGAATCGGGCTTTCGCAGTTTATGTTGAAGGAATACTTTAAATTAACAGATGCAAAGTATGCAGAAACTCTCGCAGTAATGGCTAATTATAATCCTTTCTTTGAAAAAGCAGGAATGACAAAGATAGATGTAGAAGAAGATAAAGTAAGAACACAGAGGGTAAAAGATTTAGAAGAATATGGATTCAATACGAGTTTAATTTCGAGTGCACGATATTGTCGCTCTATATATAATAATTTGACAGTTGTACAGCAAATGGCAGTAAAAGAAATTGTTAAAGCAATTTTATCTCGCTATAAGGGTCAGATTTCTAAGCTCTTTTCTCAAGATGAATCAGTAGAGACGCTCATAGAAAAAGATGTATGTATTCTAATGAAAGAACTTCAGAGAGCAAATACCATTTATTTAATCAAGCAACTAAAGGAGTAACGATGAGCTACGTACTATTTTTTAAAACAAAAGAATTGGAAAAAGCGCGTAGATTTGTAGAAAGAATTTACGAAACGGAAGAGCAAGCTCAATGCGAAGCCAATAAGTTAAATATAGAAGGCTATAACGGGCAAGAAGTCATTTATACATCGATTAAAGAAGGACGAAAGTAATGATAAGTAATTTAACAAAACTTCAGAAGAATCTCGGTTTTAAATTACGTGAGAATATTTTTTGTCTTGCAGTCGATACTGCGACTAAAAGTGGGATTGCTATGATTTTAATTAATAAATGCAAAGCTACTATTATAACTTATACAGTAAAACTTCCTGCTCTTCCGAAAGATATGGAATCAAAAGCAGAAAAATATCAAGAACATTTATCGGCTTTTGTGAAATTAGTAGACGAAGAAATAATTAAAAAGTTGCCTCCATATTCGGCATATGATTCTGTGCTGGTAATTGAAAACTCGTTTTTGAAGATGAATGTCGTTACCTTCGGGTTCCTTAGAGCTTTGCAGGGGATTCTGTATGCTAAGTTATGTAACAAATTTGAAGATATTAAAATTATCTTCCCTACTACAGCTCGTAAAATGGTAGGATTTGAATCTAGTTTACCAAGAGGTACTAAACCGAAAGATAAGAAGAAAGAGATTATGAAGTGGATTGGCAATGTAGTAGAAGAAACTATTACTGATGATAATATTTCTGACGCACTTTTGCTAGCTTTTGCTGGACTAAAGGAGACGAAATGAAAATTACTAAAGATGCTGCAAACTCCATAACTCTTGAGACTGCTTTCTTCAATATTACGGTCTATGAAGAATTGAGTCAGTTTATTAACGTGCATCATTGGAATTGGATTACGTTTGATTTCTTGAAATTTGAAATGGATTGGGAACGAATGACGGGATGTGCGTCAATTACTGTAGTTGTTTTAGGTATTGCATTTGTATTAACTTTTAATTATGAAACAGAGAAATCAATAAAGTTTTGGAAAGACACTAATAAAATGATAGAAGAAATAACTGAAACTGATGGAAAGAAATTAATTACTACCACTTCGTCTGAAGGGGTAACGTATGATTGGACGGAGAATACAGATGAATGATTGGCAGCAAGATTTAGAAGACAAATTTAAGAATATAACCAAGGAGGCAGCAAATGGAGACGCAGCAAATCGGGCAGTATATCCGATACGGCGGGATAGCGGTCGGAGCGATAACGGCAATAGTGTTCGTAGCACAGCACCCAGTTCCAGTAATTCTATTGGGAGTGGGAGCAGCGATGTACTTCGTAGGACAGTATCTCAGCAAGTAACAACTAAAGTTGAAAGGAGGACAAATTTAATGATTACTAGAGAAGCAGCTTTGGATGATTTGGAGAAGTTAGAAAAAGAAGCTACGGATGAAGCTAGTCGCATGTTGGTGAAGGTGGCTAAAGTTCTCGTTAAGGTATTGGCGACTATTAGAAGTAATCAACTTTTGACGGATGAGGACAAGACACGCATTAAAGCAGCGCGTGCTGAAAAGAAACCAGAAGTTAAGTAACATAACGCAGAGGTTGAGGAAACTCGCCTCTGCCCAAGACATGAAAAAATATAAAATTCCCAATGATTGTAAAGAAATAATTTTCCATGAGATAGATAATTCTCTATGGGCTTTATTATCATCTCTGAAACAAGATTGCTTCGGTAATTGGAGAATCGAATGGGAAGAAGAAAAATTAGAGGAAATAAATGATTAATATCTGTAAATTATGTCATAAGCAATTCAAAACAAAAGTTCGTTTGCAAAAATATTGTAGTTTATTACATGCGTATGCAGATAGGTCAAAAGATAAATATCTGAAAATTCAAACTAGATTAAAAGAAATTCCGATTGAATTTTTAATTTGGTTTACTGGCTTTTGGGAAGGAGAAGGATGTTTGATTTCTCATGGCAGATATTATTGTTTAACGATTTCTCAAAAAGATTATTCAATAATGAAATATATTAAGGCTACATTCGGATTTGGAACTGCAAAAAAACATTCAAATACTAAGCAGAATTTTACATGGAATCTTTTTAATTGCGGAGAAATATTGGCTTTAATTGAGAGAATGGAACCATATATAAAATTAAAACATCGGAAATTACAGATAGATAAATTTAGAAAATCAACTAGATTTGCTACCTTAAACCAATATGTATAAAGAATTTATCTCTTTTCTCACACATGCAGGATTTTGGGGATGGGGAATTATCATTGCTCGATTTTATGATGGATTTAAATATCATAAATTAAGTAACGCTATCCGTAGGGCTAAAACAGGAGAAGGTCATTCGAGAGATTTTGGCAATTTGGCATTGGGAGTAGATGTATTTATGTTAGGCTATTTTATCTTTAAAAATTTTGACCCTTATATGGTTTTATCTTGTGTACTTTGTATTATTTTTGTAGGAGATTATTGGATAACTTTATATAAATACTATCCCTATCAAACATATCCAAGACGAATTAGAAAAGTCATTAAAAGGCCGAATCTATTAGTTTATTTTATTAATTCGCTACAGAATGACAGAACTAAAAAGCATTTATAAGAAGGAGCGAATATGCAAGTAGAATATTGTGATTTATGCGATTCGATAATGAAAGACAGTGAAATTTATACATTGTATATTGCATTTCCTTTTATTGACCGTAATATCGATAATTATGGAAACTACAGTGGCGATTCAATGAAAGAATACAATGATTATGTAGACCATGTCAGAAAAGAAAGCAAAAAGATTTGTTCTACTTGCAAGCGCATCTTTGATGAGATTTTTAAATTACGTAGACAGAATTTATCTCTATTATCAGATGACATTTGGAACATATCTTATCTACCTTGTAAGGACATAAAAAATGAAAAAAAGAGCAAGCAAAAAGACGAAGAAAATAAGAAAGATTAAGTGGGATGATACATACGGAGACAAGATTGTCTTTCGTTCTCTTGGAGATATTGGTAAATGGTAAGGAGTAAAAATGAATAATTATCTGTTCTTCTCAGATTTACATTTAGCCCAAAATTCTATTGCTGAATGTAAAGACATCTTAGAAGAAATTATTACGTTATGTACAGTACATAATATCACAAAAGTTTTTGATTTGGGAGATACTTTTGATAAAGTAAATCCCAGTTCAGAAGAGCTTGATATTTTTGCATCTTTTGTAACTCGTCTTAATCTCCCTATTGTAGTTCTTGCAGCAAATTCTCACGAATCTACTACTCAACACGATTCTGTACTTAATCATTTTGGATTATTAAGAGAAACAGTAACCGTTGTCAAATCTTATATTGATGACGGATTTTTATTTTGTGGGCACTTCATTGTGAGTCAATCTACCAAGAATTATGGAGGTACTGTAGATAAGAATACACTAAAGCAATATCCTTTTGTGCTCTTAGGACACGGGCACAATCCAGAGCAAATCGGTGCGAATATTATGCAATTAGGTAGCTGTAGATATGTCGATTTCGGAGAAGATAAGACATTAAAGAAGCAAATTGCTATATGTAACGATTATAAAGAGCAAAAGCAGAATTGGAGCTTTTTGACGCTCAAGACTACCATTCCCATGATGGACGTGATAGTAGACGTTTCCGCTTCAAAAGCTCAATCTAGAGCGCAAAACAGCGTTTTTTATGATACAATTCAAGCTCTATGCGACTCTTTAGACAAATTATCAGCTAAAATCAAGATTCGTCTTATTTTTCGAAATTATGCGCTTTGGGTAGAATATCTTGCAGTAGCAGAACAGTACAAGAAAAAGTTCGTACTTTATACTGAAAAGAAGGAATTCGTGCTTTCAGATTTAGCGTTAGCTAGCGCGAAAAATGAAACCATATCATTAAAAGAAAATCTTACTTCTTGGCTTGAAAAGAATAAAGTAGATGCAAAGATTCGAGATGTATTATTGGAGGAACTAACATGAGCGACTTTCCTGAATTTCAAGGTTTCAGAAAAATAGCTCGATTAAGTAGAGAAATTATTATTACGGAAAAAATCGATGGAACTAATGGGCTCATTTATATTGATGAGCAAAATAATATCTTTGCAGGTAGTAGAAATCGTTGGTTGTGGGGAAGTGTTGAGCCCGATAAGATGGAAAACAATCATGGCTTTGCTGCTTGGGTCAAAGAGAATCAAACCGAATTACTTAAATTAGGAAAAGGTCATCATTATGGAGAATGGTGGGGTAAGGGAATTCAAAGAGGATATGGAGTAGAAGAGAAGAGGTTCTCTTTATTTAATGTTAGTAGATGGTCAGACGATTCAGTCAGACCAAAATGTTGTTATGTAGTTCCTATTCTTGGTAAATTAGAATTTAATACGGAAAAAATAGATTGTTTATTGGAATGGTTAAAAGCTCATGGCAGTGTAGCAGTTCCGAATTTTATGAATCCAGAAGGCATAGTAATTTATCATACTGCTGGTGGAGTTTCTTTTAAGAAGACTATTGAGAATGATGATAAGGGAAAAGATGAAAATAAATAGACTCGAATTAAAGAATTTTAAACTTTTTAGAACTGCTGATATTACTTTCAGTAAAATCAATATAATTACTGGAGTCAATGGAGCAGGGAAGTCTACCATACTGCAAGCGATTCTCTATGCTTTGTATGGTAATGGGGGTAACAATAACTTAACAGATTTGATAAGTTTCGGAAATAAAGAAGCTACAGTCAAATTAGAAACCTCTGATTTTAATATTGTTAGAAAAGTACCCACTGAATTGCAGATATTTCAATCAAATAAAGAAATTCAGTATAATACACTTACTTTAAAGCAACAGTGGATAGATAAGCAGATTAATGATTTTAATTTCTTTAAGAAATATAGATTATTAAATAAACAATCGATTAATTTATTAGACTTAGGAATTGTGTCTCTTCGTAAAGAATTGATGACGTTTCTTGATGATTCAACAACAACGATGCGACAGAATTTGCTCGCTAAGAAATTAGAGAGAGAAACGTATAATGTAGATAAGAAACTCTATCATTTTTATATTTCAGAAAAACGAGTGGCGACTTTGATGAGTGGTCTGGAGACTATTAAAGCAGAGCAAATGAACTTTGAAGTACAGAAGAAAACGCAGCAAACTATTTGTAATGAACTTGAAGCAGATATAGATGCTAAAGTTCAAATTCAATATTATAAGCAAAGTGAGATGAAGAAAGCGAAAGAAGGAATTTGTCCTATTCTTAAATCGAAATGCGAAAAGATTTCTACTGCTTTAAAAGATTCTGATATGTCGCATAACGTAGCTGTAACTAAAGAAATTGACATATTAGAAAACGAAGTCAAAGACTTGCGAGTTCAAAGACAAGTAGAAGTCGATGCTCTAGCATATTTTAATAAAGTCTTAGAAGAATTAACGCATCGGGAAAGAAAAGTACAAGCATGTCTTATGAAATTAAATGAAGCAAAGAAATTCTCAGCCTATAAATATACGAAAGCAGATGTGGCTCTATATGCAGATGCAATTAAAGTGCTAGATACTTTTTCAGGTTGGTATATTCAGAATTGGTTAGATAATCTTACATTGATTATAAACAATCTGTTAGAACCAATGAATATGAGCGTTACGTTTACTGCGGATAAGCAATTCTTAATGATTAAGAATGAAGCACAAGAAATGAAGTATGAAAGTTTATCAGAAGGGCAGCAAGTATTTCTTAATATCGTCTTTAAGATTGCTATTCTCATGCAGAATGGGATTAACGACGGTATCATTATGATTGATGATTCTGTCAATAGTTTGATGCTCGAAAATATACATAAATTGATTGATATTTTGAAGCAAACTTCTTATCAGATTTTTATGATAAAACAAGATATAGACAAAGAGATTACGGATGTGAGTTACATTAATGTAGTACGAACAGCAGGAGAAAGTAATGTCGGATAAGAAAGAGAAGTCGTCTTACAAGAAGATTCGGCAAGTATGGGAAATTAATTCAAAAGAGCGTATTAAAGAGGATAAGAAATCGCCAGCTTCGTCATGCGATGAATGTGGACTCTATCTTACAGACCCAAGAATGTGTATTAATTGTTATGAGGAGATGTCTTAATGCCCCATACTCATAAAAAAAGACCTCGAAAAACGTCATATACTCCCATAGAAAAAAGTCATTGTAATGTAGAGCGAGTTATAGAATGTATTGTGTCAGCGATTAAAAGTAATTGGATAGCTCCCTATGAGTGGCAGAAGATAGTGAAAGGAGTTAATAAAGAATTATGTTGTTCATAATCATTTATCTCTTAATCTTAGCTGCACTCTTAGCAAAGCTCGAATTAATGACTGAAGGGCGTAAAGCCGGGTGGGCACTTCGTCTTCCTTGCTGGAGAATAGATAATTGTGTTACGCGCTTAGTGCTGGGAAAAGACCTTACTGGATACCATTTTTGGTTAGTGATTCTTTTTGCATTTATGTTTCATGGAGCATTTTTATTTACTTCATGGACATTAGATAAAGAGTTTATTCTGATTGGCTTGTTCTTCTGGTTCTTTATTGCAGAAGATTATCTGTGGTTTGTGGAGAACGATTATTTTGGAGTACGCAACTTTAGAAAAGGACGCATCTTTTGGCATCGCAGATGGATTGGATGTATTCCTGTTAGTTATTTCTGGGCGATGATTATAGGAACTGCTTTCTATCTATTAGGAGCTTATTAATGTACATTCTAAATGAAGGCGATAAAGTGCCCGCGTGCACTACAAAAGACGGAGAACATCAATTTGTAGTACAAAAACGACCTGCTAATTTTCAATCTGGTTGGCATGAAGACAAATGTGAGATTTGTGGTGTAGTAATTGGCTACGATACAAGCGACTAAGGAGACAGAATGATTAAATCGATTATTACTGACTCGAAAGTATTAAAACAAAAGAGTGAGTTAGTTACAAAAGACGATGATATAAAATCAATCGTGCAAGACCTCAGAGATACTCTCGAAGCTCTAAAACATGGATATGCTTTAGCTGCCCCGCAAATTGGCATCTTTAAGCAAATATGTTACTGTAAAATTCCTAAAGAATATAATGAGCAAACTAAAGAAATGAAATATTTAGAATTAGTCATAGCGAATCCTATTATTTCTGAAAAAAGTCAGAAACTTATTAATAAAGATGAAGGATGTTTGAGCTTTCCTGGTGTAAGAATTAACACGGATAGATGTAATTTAATTGTCTTGAATTATGAAGATGAGAATCTAAAAAAGACAACTGCATTATTTGATGATTTGAAAGCATTTGTTGTACAGCATGAGACCGACCATCTTTTAGGAATAACAATTTTTGATAGAAAACATAAAGATATTAATAATCGAAAAAAATGAAAAATCGTCATTATTTACATAATAAAAGATGTATTAAATGTAATAAATTAATATCTGACTATGCTATTCGATGCAATCGTTGTGAAGCGGGCAGAAAACTTAGATTGAAACTTATTGATAATAGAGGAAAGAACAATGGGAGTTTTAAATCTGGGCGTTGGTGTAAAGTTAATCTTCCTAAATGTAAAGTATGCCACAAACAATTGGCGAGTCCTGAAGCAAATTATTGCCATTTACATGCTAATAGATTGCTTGCACAAAAATCTAGTCGAAATAATAAAATGAAAAAAGATATAGTAAGGCACCATCTATATGGTAAAAATTCTGATAAAATAATGTTTCTATCGAGGGGACTTCATTATCTTTTACATCACGAAGCATATTTTTATATTTTAGAAAAATATGGACAAAAAGAAATTAGAACATATATTCGTTGGTTTAAACATAAGCATCGAGACGTCAACCGGAGAAAATAATGTACATCATTTTAATTTCGCTCTATCTATGTATCTTGTTTCACGAAT